CTCGCCGACGTAGCCGACGACGATGCGATTGCGCTTACCGTCGTGCCAGCAGAGAGCGATGCAGCCATTTTTACCGGAACTGGCGCGGCCACGTAGCCCCGCGACCATGGAGATCGTGTCCGCGCCGCTGCTAGCGGCCGTGCTGCCGTCGCCGCTGCTCGTGGCCTTGCTGTAGTCGCCGCTGCTCGCGGCCTTGCTGCCATCGCCGCTGCTCGCGGCCTTGCTGTAGTCGCCGCTGGCGGAATCAGGCGAGCCTCTCGTCTCATCGACGCAGCGCGCGACCTCAAGAGCCACGAAGTGGCCGAGCGAGTCAGTCATTCGCCGTAGCTCCTAACCGTCGCAACGGGGTCGTCACGTCCTGTTCCTTCGTAGCGCAGCACGTCGTTGGCGACTCGTTCCGCCGACTGGCCCCACAGGTCGGCGACCAGCATCGTGACGAGCTGGCCGGCGACGAACGGAACGTCAGACAGGTCCGCATTCGTGTCGCGGTCGATCTTGGAATCGCGGAAGTTGGAAAGCCACTTCACGGCTTCGCGGTAGCTCGGACGGGCCATCACGCACCTCCTTCCTCAGCCTCGAACTTGTCGAGGCAGAAGTCAACGAACATGTCATCGTAAGCGCGCAGGAACTCGCGCACCAGACGCTCGCGTTCCTGCTCGACGTAGAGCTGGAACTGGCGCTGTTCGTAGCGTTCCTCGGATTCGGTCATGCCAGCGGGCGGGTTCAGGTCGCGGTCGCGCGTGGCGTACATGATCGCGACAGCATCGGTGAGGTGCATGGTGCGTCTCCTAGTGCCTATCGAGAAGCTATGCGTGACCGTATCACACCGCGAAACAGAAGGCAACAGCTATCGAATGATCTCCCACACGAGGAACGCGATCCATGCGCCGAGCAGGATCAGCATGACCCTGCCCTCAACCGAGCGGATCAGCGGCGGCGGGCGCGGCGGTGTGCGCCGCTGGTTACGCTTCGGCGGTGCCATAGCGGAACGAGCGGACCACGCGGATCACACCACTTGTGTCCTGAATGTACGTCTCATCGGGCCATCTGAGCTTCTTGAAGAACGGGTGGGCCTCGATGGTGTCCATGAAGATGAACAGGTCATCGGTCACTTCGTCCACGCCGGTCAGCACGAGCACCATTCTCCCCGGCAACTGCATGGCCGTGTTGCCGTCGCCGCACAGGTCATCGGACGCCATCGCCGCGACCTTGTGTGCGAAGTCGCGCACGTCGGTCTTCGCTGTCGAGCGCAGGCGGGTGACGTAGTACGCGGTAGCGTCGCTCAGTTCTCGATCCGGCAGTGTGCTCAGAACCTTGTGCGCCCCTCGCATTCCACTGTCAGGGCCGGACGGATGGTCAGCCATCTCGTACACGCTGGACAGCCGCAGGGAATAGCTCTTCATGGACGACAGGGTGCTCAGTCGCACGACGTTGCTCAGTCCGTCCAGCGCGGCGCGATAGAACTCGAAGCGCGCACGCTCGCCCCGGCCGAACAAGTGGTTATCGTGGGGCAGGACTTCGTGAGCGAGCATGTCCTTCCACTGGAAGATCGAGGCCGCGGTCGGTCTGTATGCCGCGGGCTCACGCGAGCGACGCAGGCGCTCGTAGTGGCTCGGCAGCGGCGGCATCACGAGCGGCGCATCGGGGTGAATGTACACGATGGGGCGATGGTCGCGATGGGCGTAAATCTCGTCCATCAGGCGAACCGGGTCCACGGTGACGGTGCTGTGCAGGTACGTGGGGGCACGACCACGGACTGCGAGCGGGGAGACGTAGCGGAATGAGCGCCACGCGCGCTCGCCGTTACCTACGCGCACCGGATACCGCACTTCCGCAGGCGACGGGTCGTAGAGCACGGCATACTGCGCGTCCGGAAAAAGCGTCGCGCCGTGAATCGTCTCACTCGCCGCATCGCTCGAATCGATGACATTGATGATGATCTTGGTAGCCGCCATGAGAATCATCGCTCTCGAAACACTGCGATCACCAGCTCATTCTCGACGTTGAGCATCTTGCGCACCGAGAACTTGCGGCGCAGCTTCTTGCCGTAGCGGGTCGCGGCCGAGCGCAGCGCCATGTGGTAGCCAAGCTCGGTCGTCTCGAATCCCTGACCCACGTCGAGCAGCCGGAATGGCCACTTCTCACGCGGCGGCGGCGGCGTGTCGTCAGTCGAGATCATCCGGATGTCCGGGTCGGCGTACTGTTTGCGGTAGGCCATGGGCGTCTCCATCAGAACGGCACATCGTCATCGAAGTCGTCCTCGGCGTCCTCGTCCGGCGCGTTGGCGCCATGCGTGACAACCGGGGGGTGACGGTCATCGTCGCGCGGCGGGCGGTCGGCGCGGTTCCCGCCGCCGAGCAGCGTCATCTCATCGAGATAGACCTTGGTGGTGTAGCGGTCATTACCGCCCTTGTCCTGCCACTTCTCGGTGCGCAGCCGTCCGCAGCAGAACAGTTGCGTGCCCTTCGTGACGTACTTCTCGACGATCTCGGCAAGCGTGCCGAATGCCGCGATCCGCACCCATTCCGTGCGTTCCTTCTTCTCGCCGTCGCGCGTCTTCCACTGCTCAGTGGCGGCGAGGGAGAAATCGGCGACCTTGGAACCGGATGCGGCGAGAACCCGAACCTCGGGGTCGCGACCGACGTGACCGACCAGAATGACCTTGTTGACTCCGCGTGACATGATTCGATCCTCTCAGAACAATTCAGCGAACGGATGCCGACGCGACGTGATCGCAGCGCACGCCGACGAACACGCCTTCCTGCCCGATCCCGCGGGCGACCTCATTCAGTGCGGCCTGATTCCACGAGATCAGGGACCACGGCAGGCGGCCATCGAGGATGGCGCGCAGTACGGTCTCGGGGCTCGCGACAGTGCCCTTCCACGTCCGGCGCAGGCCGAGCTTGCCGCCGAGACTGTTCGTGACCTGCGGCGGGGTCGCCGACTTGGGCTCGGGCTTCTGCTTGAGACTGGCATCGAGGATCATCTCGGCGCCGGCCGCATCGCCAGCGGCCTCGGCCTCGGCGGCGATCTTCAGCGCGGCCTCTTCCTGCCGGCGACGTTCGGCCTCGCGTTCCTCGCGCAACTTGCGCTCCTGCTCGACGAGGTAGTCGCTCGCCTTGGACGACACGAGCTTCTTCGCATCGGACAGGCAGTCCGAGATGGGCCGGAACAGGCTTTGGATGAATGCAGCGTAATCGTCTACGGGCTTCTTGACCGAGCGCCGGTAGCTTTCGAGTCGGTCGGCCTTGTTCTTGACCACGCTCAGGAACAGTGACGCCTTGTCCGCGGATTCCTGATCGTGAACCTCGGCGCGCTTGGCCTGTTCCAGCAGCGAATCCGCGGCGGTCTTCATCGGCGCCAGCGAGCGGGCGATCTCGAAGGCCGGGGCGATGGAAATGGTATCGGACGCCGCCAGCATGGCGGTCGGCGACATCGGGGTGAAATCAGCAGCTTCGGTATTCTCGGTATTCATCGCAGTCCTTCCTTCAGAAAATGAGCGGCACGCCGGGCGTGTCGTCCGTGATCATGGGCGCGGCGCCTCGCACGGCGGCCATGAACGCTTGGCAGCGATCCAGCATCGCGGCCTGATATTCGGCGTCGCTGTAGACGTTCAGCACGATGGTATTGATTCGCCAGTCGCCCGCGTCCGGGTGATGGCAGACGAAGATCGTGCGATCCACGCCATGCACGAACATCTGTAGCTGCACCTGCGGGTAGTATTCGTCCGGCAGGCGTTGCGAGAAGCGCACGGCGTTGAAGTTGCGGATGTCGCGCGGGCACTTGATCTCGCCGTTCACGGTGCGGTCCAGCGCCATGAAGTCCGACGACACTCCGAGGAACGGAAAGTCGGGATGCTGCGCGAATCCGACCAGCTCGAAGTCCTCGCACAGTTGCAGCTCAGCATTGGCGCGAGCCACGGGCTCGTACTTGCGACCGTGTTCCACGTCCGCGGACACAAACGGCGCATCGGCGACCTCGGCGTCCGGGTGCTCGATCTCGTGCCGCAGGGTGTCGAGCAGCGTGTTCCAGCCCTTCGGGGTGCCGTGCATGATGGTCTTGATCCGGGTGCCCGTGATCTTGCCGCGGCGGGCGCGGTGCCAGCCCGGCGATCCCTGCGGCGAATCATCGAATACGGCGCGGCTCATTGGGCGGCGCTCCGGCGACGCTGCTCCATCATCTGTTTTGCAGCGGCGACTCGCTGCTTGATCTCGGCGTACTTGCTGGCCGGAATCTCGTCCAGCTTGGTGACATCGTAGGCCGCGACGATCTTGCGCACGAGTGTCGGGCCAGCGTATTCCGTGATCTCGGCGACCTGTTCGGGCGACAGCGACGGCTCAGGCGGGATGACCGTGCCCTCGATCACGTTGTCATCCTCGACCACTTTCTCGGTGCGGTTGTCGATGTCCACGGCGCGCTGCAAGTGCGTCCACGCGGGCGAATCGGCCTTGTCGCTCTCCCATCGCTTTTGGGCGCGCTTGATGGCGGCCTTCTTCGCGAATTCATCGAACCAGCGCACCCACCCCGAGTTCTGCCGGACCTCGCCGGTCCTGCGGTCGATGTAGGAATCGGACTGCGCTCGGATACGGTAGATGTCCTCGGCCGGCACCCATTCGACCTTGGGCAGCGTGCTGCCCGGCATCGTGGCGGCGACGTAGCAGCCGACGAACTTATTCTGCTCCCCGTCCCGGGGCGTCGCGAACGCGATCTCGTGCTCGAAATGATCGCCCTCGTGCGTGCGCTTGAGCGAGAAGCGGTCGGCCGAGTACACCACGTCTGCCACGATGTCGTGGACGCCGGCGCGGCGCGCGAGCCACAGCAGCCCGCGATACATGACCATGACGCTCGCCTGATATGCCCCGGACTTCCGGTCATAGCGGGCCAGCAGCGCCGCGTGCTGCTTCACCGGGTTCAGCGTCAGGCCCAAGCTGCCGACCGTCGTGAGCGCATCGACGAGACTGTCAGGCGCAGCGGCTTGCAAGTTCGGGTCGTCCATGATGCGACGCAGGGCGAACAGGCTCTCCGATTCCCATTGCAGCGGAGGCAGTTCGCCGGATCGCGCGAGCGCGTCACTGGCGGATCGAAACGCGGGGGCGGCAACCGCAATTTGCTTGGACAGTGCCGCTTCGGACGGCGCCTCGGGGCGCCGATCATCATTCCTGCTCATGGTGTACCTCGTGTTGTGCCGTGGTTGCACTGTAAGTCCGTGTGGCGACCTGTGTCAACGCAGACACGTCATAGTGGTCGCGCGCCTCGACCTCGGCGGACGAGCGTGCGTTGACCACGGCGTCGCGCACCCACGTATCGCCAGACGGCAGCCGGCGAATGTGGCCGCGGCGCAGATGCGGGACCGGGCTCTTGTGCGTGCCGCGAGGCCGATCCGCCTCGGCGAGCGCGCGGTAGTACAGCCCGGTATCGACGTGCGTGACGCGCACCAGCGGCGGCTTGCCTGAGCGAGCACGCTTGGCGTTCAGCCGGACAGGCGGCTCTGCGACCCTCGTGGGCACCCCGCGGGTGGACAGGATCATGCACATGCTGATCATGCCGTCCGCGAGCGACCCGAGCATCGTGCTGTTGTGCTTCGAGTCGACGCAGGAGTAGTAGGCGACGCCCCTGTATCGGCCCTCGTCGCAGTCGCAGATATGTCCGGCGCAACTCACAGCCATCGTCGTGCGGGCCGATTGAGTGACGCGAAACTCGGGCGGGACCACCATGAAATCGACCGCGAGAACCGAGGGCTTGTTCTCCGGTAGCTGCGGGAATCCGCCGACCGCGGCGACATCGACGCAGAGCGTCGCGTAACGGTACTTGTCGATGTGGTGCTCTCGGAGCGGCTGGTCGCTGTCTCGATCAAGGTCAATCGTGTACCAGAACAGGGACGAAGGGAACGGCAGGCGCAGGAAGCCGGCCGACCAGAATTGTGCGCCGCGGATAGCCTCAGACCGCACAACCGCGTCGGGCATCCGCCCGAAATCGAAGACCTGCGCGCGAGCGGCGCTGGCGGCCAGCGCGGACCAGAACACCCGCTGTTCGTCCGACTGGCTCTGATCCTCGGAGAAGCGGCGCAAGGCGTGCGCGAATTCAACCGGCGCAGGGCGGTGCGAATCGCTCAAGAACATCATCTTGCTGGATCGCATCACGTCGCTTCCTCAAGAATTTCCTTGGCCGCGGCCGTGATGCCGCGCTCACGCCCGAAGGCGGAGAAGATGCGCCGCGCCCGGGCCAGCGGGTACTCCCGCCCGCGATGCGTGAGCGGCAGCATGTGCCGTTCCTCGTCCAGCGGTACGGCGTGATGGCGCACCCCGAAGTCTTCCATCGTCAGCACATGCAGCTTGGTGCGCCCGGGCTTCACAATTGCGCAGCGCCAGCCCTCGTGCGTGTGCCATCGCATGACCTTCATCGTTGATCTCCCGCGGTTTTTTGCCTGACAGGCCGATTCTCCCACAACGCGACACAAGACGCAACAGCGGGGATATACACGATACGTCGCGTGTTTGTCATCGGATTGCGCGCTGTGAGAGAATCGGTCCAGTTGCAGAGGAGTGTTCCACGTGGAACGCATGGGCTTCCCGACAAATTTCACCACGGCTGAACTGGAACGCTTGCGCGAGCTGGTGCTGGCTGCGCGTGAGCGTCGCTCGGAACCCGAGATCGACAACCTCGCGACCAAGCTGGTGTCCTACTGCTCGATGGTCCGGCAGGTTCGCCCGGTCGCCATGCCGGCCCGCGCCGGGTAGGTATTTCTACCTACATCGGCCGGGCCGGTGCCCTCACCTGCGCCCTCGGGGTAGGTATTTATACCTATGCCGGTTGACCCCGGGCATCAGGCGGCGGTATATCGCCCCTCGTGTGCTGGCCGATGCTGTGATGCCTGATCACCGAGCCAGCGCGACAGGGCGCCTCACGGCGCTCCGTCGCCGCAGGGGTTCAAGCGTTCTCCCGGGATTGGTCCCGGGGTCACGATCCGGCCTCGACGCGACATAGCCCGCAGGATGGGGCGCTGCAAAGCGGGCGATGGATATGGGGCGGTCGCCTGTCGATCTCGGCCCGGCACTGAAATGCTAGGCTGTGCGGGACGACGGGAAGAGTGGCTGACTATCGGCACCATGCAGAGACCCGGCGTTCCCGGGGCAAGTCCGATCAGCGAGGGGCGGAACACGCGCCAGCCTCGACCGGGTGTGACCGACCGACCGACGGTCCTCGGGCGCGCAAGCGCAAGCCGGAAACCTGAGCGCCGCTGCGGCTGCGAGACCCCTCGCTGTCCGTCAGGCGGCCTCAGGAGTTCTGGCCGTGCCGGGCCGCTCCCTCCCTCCCTCCGATCCTTGGGGTTCGGAGAGACGGGCCCCCGGGGCAGGGGGCGGGGCGGTGGCCCCGGAGCCGGGGCGGCGGGGCGCCCGGGACTCGGACTCGGGACTCGGGACTCGGACTCGGGGCGGCGGCCCTCCCCATGGCCCGGGGATTTGACATAATCCGGGCCGCGCTGCGGCACAGCAGCATTCTCGTGATTCGCGTTGTTTCTCGGCTGTTTTGCGCTATGATGCAGGCATGGCTCGCTGCAAGTGGTGTGCTGATCCGATCTCGTGGGAACTGCGCGCTGGCAGGTGGGTGCCCGTGCATCCGCATACCTGGGCCGATCATCGTCTGGAATGCGTTGGCGACCCGGAGCAGTGGGAAGCGAATCACGAGCGGCGTGTGCGCGAGTTCGTGCGCAAGCTGCCGGAGCGTGCCGAGCCCAAGGCGCCGGCGAAGCCGATGTTCAGTCGCGCGCCGTCGCGACGGTCGCCGCGTCAGCGTGACCTGTTCCGGTAACCGCTGCGGTTGACCTTGCCGGCCGCCGCCGTTACACTGCGAAACGGCACAACACAAGGCGATTCCGGTGGCGAGACCCCTGAAACCCGGGCAACGACTCCCGCGCAACGCGCATCGTGTTCGCGCGCTCGTTGAGCGTGGCGAGATCGACGCGGTGTTCCTGCGCGAAGCGAGCGACGTGCTCACCCCGGATGGCCTGATCGTGGACCCTTCCATCGACCCCTCGACGTGTCACTGGCCCGTGCGTGGCTGTTGGGTGCTGGCGAGCTTGAAAGGGCGCAACGAGTGGTTGTGCGATAGGCTCACGAAGGCGCTGCGCCGAGACGGTGCTGCGTCCGTGGATGTCGTCTACGATTTGGGTGAGAAGCGAGACCAAGATGGATGCAGGTTCGTCCACGCCTTGCACTGGCCTTGAGCTGAGGCCGTACCAGAAGCGCGCCGTGCTGCGCATCGAGGCCAGCAACGCGCGCCGGATTCTCGTCGCGAGCCCGACCGGATCGGGCAAGACCATCATCGCAATGTCGGTGGCCGAGCGAGCGGTGCGGCGTGATGGCGCGCGAGTGACGTTCCTCGCTCCCCGGCACGAGCTGATTGCGCAACTGCGTGCCAAGCTCGACGCACACGCGCCGTTCCGGTATGGCGTGATCACGGCGACCGACAAACACCTGATCGCCCTGAATCAGCCTGTGCAGGTCGCGAGCGTGGATACGCTCGTGTCCCGGGCCGTGAAGCGGGATCGTCTGGTGCTTCCGTCTGCGGACATCGTGATCGCGGACGAAGCGCACCTGTACCTCACCGAGTTGCGCACCAAGCTGTTGCAGCTCTACCCGCAGGCCCGGATCATCGGGTTCACGGCGACGCCCGGGCGGTATGACGGGCGCGCGCTCGGCGTGCTGTTCGACGAGTTGCAGGAAGTCGGCACCGTCCGGCAACTGACGACGCACGGCTATCTCGTGGACGCGGAATACTACGCGCCGTCCGCGCCGGACCTCGCTCGCGTGCGCACGGTGGCCGGCGACTACAACCTCAAGGATATTGGCGAGCGGATGCAACCGCTGCTCGGCGACATCGTGCAGCACTGGTTGAACCTCGCGCCGGGGCGCAGGACCGTGGTGTTCGCGACGAACGTAGAGCATTCCAGCTACCTCGCGCAGTCCTTCCGGGCCGCTGGCGTGGCGGCCGAGCATATCGACGGCACGGCGAGCGAGCCGCACCGGGATGCGGTATTCGGACGCTTCCGCAGCGGCGAGACGCAAGTGCTGTGCAACTGCGACATCGCCACCTATGGTTTCGATCTTCCGGAGATCGATTGCGTGGTGATGGCGCGCCCGACGCGCTCGGTCGTGCGCTACTTGCAGATGCTCGGGCGTGGATTGCGCACGTTCCCGGGCAAGCACAACCTGCTGGTGCTCGATCACGCCGGCAACGTACACGAGCACGGCTACGCCATCGACGACAGGTATTGGTCGCTCGACGGCAGCCGCGAGCAGAAGGCGCGCGAGCGACGCGCCGCCGAGAAAAAGCGCGGCGAGTTGCGCTCGCTCACCTGCCCGGACTGCAAGACGGTCTTCTCGGGCTCGCTCACCTGCCCGAAGTGCGGCTATTACTTCGAGCGCATGGGCCGCGAGTACACGGTGGTCGAGGGACTGCTCGTGCCGATCTCGACGAAGAGCCCGGCCGCGATGAGCGAAATCGAGCGCATGAGGTTCTACACCGAGCTGCTGGGGTATTGCGTCAAGTATGGCAAGCGCACGGGCTTTGCCGCCTATTGCTATCGGGATCGTATCGGGTCCATGCCGCCGCGCCAGTGGATCACATACGAGCCGACTGTGCCGTCCATCGAGACGATGCGCTACGTGCGCAGTCGCATGATCCGCGCGGCCAAGTCGAGGCAGCGAAATGTCGCCTGAACAGCATGGTGTGGAACGTCACCTCGCATGGCACGGGGAAGTCGAGTTGCTGAACGCGCGGTGGGAGCTCGGCGTGGGGCGCACGGTGGAACTCGGGATCGCCGGGGACTCGCTGGATCGCGTACATCCGTTCAAGCGATTCCAGAAGGCGCGCGGTGGCAAGATGGGCACGCGCTTTCACGTCGCCATCGCATCGTCCACGAGCGGCGAGGTGCGCTACGACGGGCAGTGCATGTTTTGGGGATGGCGGGATGGCCCGACCGGGCAGTCGATCACGCTCCTGCTCGACGACGAGACGTACTCGCATCCGTTCGATGGCTGTCAGCGGCGTGCGCGGGGACTCCCGGGGGAGTTTTTCGCAGCGGCATTCGTGGAGCTGGACGACGACGAAGCGCCGGTGGATCAGGCCGCGCGCGAAGTCGTGGAGCGCGCCGAGCGGCAGGCCAAGCGCCGCAAGCCGCGCACGCTGTCTCAGCAGGCGCACATGATGATCACCGGGCCGCAATTCCTCGGCTACCTGCGCGATCTCAGGGATGACCCGTGCGTCACTGCGGACGCTGCGCGCGAGTACGTGCGCCAGACGCTCGGCATCGAATCGCTGTCAGCACTCGACGCCGACCCCGCTGTTGCGGCAAAGTTCGACGCCGAGATTCGCAGACCGTTTGAGCTGTGGGTGAACTGAGGGGGCAGCGTGAGCGAGCCGAATACGATCCTGTCGTGGCCGTGGGAGCAGGTGCTCGAAGTCTATCGCCTCTACGGGCGGGAGATCGGCACGCTGGCGATGCGCGGGGACAAGCTCGCGCGGCGAGTGGTGGACGCCTACCAGTACGCCTACGATCACCCGCGTGACGTGGCCGCGAACCGCAAGGTGCGCGAGATGCTGGACGAATACCTCAAGCGCGACCTGCGCCCGGCCGAACGCTCCGAACTCGGGAGTCGGTTGGGGCATATCGTGGACATGCCGGCCAGAGTGCAGTGACCGCGCTCACCTGCCGCTGCATGGAACCGGACGCCTGTCCGTTCACGCGCGGCGAGTTCTGCGAGAACCCGGACTGTGCGAGGATCGCCGAATGGGTGCATTTGCCAAGTTCGGTCGCCGAACACGAAGCAAGACTCCGAACGCTGCGCTGCGTGGTCAGTGGACGGCGGCCTGTGACGCTGCATCACTGTCGGGGCGGGTCCATGGCGGCGACCCCGTTCGGGGTGCCCGGCATCGGTCAGAGGCAGAATCCGGGCCTGCAAATACCGCTGCACGCGCACTATCACGTGGGGGGCTTCGGGATCGACAGCGGGATTGGTGCGGTGACGTGGGAGCAGACCTTCGGCGATCAAGTGGATCACCTGACGAGGGTCGAGGACATCTTGGGGTACAGCCCGTGGGCGCTGGCGTGGCAGTGGGCCTCGATGCTGGTACGGGCACGCATCGCACGCTACTTGAGCGAGTCGCCTTCCCGATGCCTCCCTCCGCGAACGAATATTGGCGAACCGCAGTCATCTACTCCAGAAAGCAGGGACGACACGTCTCCGTGACCTACGTGGATCGGCCCGGGAAGAGCTACCAGCGGGCCGTGCGCGAGCAACTGTGGGAAGCCCGGGCGGTCTATGATTCCCCGAATCCGGTCGAGGTGGAGATGCTGGTGCAGTTCAGTCCGAGATTCGCGCGAATCTCGGACCTCGACAACAGGGTGAAGCCCTTTCTGGACGCGCTCGCGAACGGGCGCCTGATCCGCAACGACAGGCAGGTGCGACGGCTAGAGGTGCGCGAGGGCCCGCCGTGCGATCCTCCGGCTGTGGTCTGCACGGTGCGTGAACGGCTGTTCGATCCGGCCGATGCGTTGCGCTGGATGTACGGCTCGGGGTAGACTCACTCCGCGGCGCGTGTTGTGCCTGACACTATGTCCATTCGTGCTCATCGCCCCGTGGACGCCGCCCAATGCCCGCTTCACTGCGGGCCTTGGTCTTTCCGGCCCCTGAGATCATTGATTCGGTCGAGGATCGCCCGGTTGTGATCGCGCAGTTCTTCGATCTGCTCGCGCATCTGCCGGATCGCCTTGCGCAATCGCAGCTTCTGCTCCGGCGTGGGCGGGCGCTTGGTGTCGTGCAACTCGGCCGTGAGGCGCGTCAGCTCGCCCATCATCTTGCGCCGCTGCGTGGTGATGAGTGTGATCTCGCCGTGCAGTGCGAGGATCGCGGCTCGTTTGACTGACATGCATCCTCCCGAAAAAAAAGGGGCGCCGAAGCGCCCCAAGTGTCCGTGATTCCGGAGCCGTCGGCTAGGCCGCGAGCGCCAGAACCTTGCCGGCCTCGCGCTCGATCTCGACGCGCGCATCCTGATACTGGATGCCCTTCGCGTAGGCCGTGATGCCGACGCTCGCGTCCCACAGCGACTCGATGGGCCGGCCCTCTTCGCTCAGGTGCGCGGCCTTGATCGCCGCCGCCTGCGCGCCGGAGAACTTGCGGGACTTCAGGAAGGCGTCCACGTCATCGCCGATCTTCTTGGTGCGCGCATCCTCGATCAGCGCCGTGATCGGCTGCGCGGAGCTATGGACGTAGCTCTCGATGGCGGGGTACACCTCGTCGATCCAGCGCGCCGGGGCACCGGACGTGTGACGGAGACGGACCTCGGTGTAGTCGAGGGCGCCCCACACGATGCGGTTGCTGCACACGTAGTCGAAGAGGAACGTCGCGATGCCGAGCGAGCGCGAGCCGACCTCGCTGTTCCACAGGAAGAACCCGCGCGCCAGAGAGCCGGGTTGCCCGTCGCGGCGGTTCGGCACCTCGATTCGGTTTTCCTCGTCCGCGAGGAAGATGAACATGTCCCGGTCGCTCGCGAACAGGGTGGTGTTTTCCTTCGTGACCTCGACCCGCGCGCCGAACTCGCCGGGCACGCGGAAGTCGCCGCTCACGCCGTCGCCCACGCGCTGCACGAGCGCATCGACGATGCTGGAATTCCACACCCGCCCGTAGTTCGGGCCGGTGACGGCGCGGAGCTGCGCGGCACCATCCTCGGGCTTGTAGAGCAGCACGCCGAGATCATCGTTTTCGCGCTGCGTGACGAGCCCGTAGTTGATGCAATCCGCAGCCAGCGCGCTCGGCAGCTCGCGGATGTACGACGCCGGGGCGCCGGCACGCTGCGCGAGCTGGCCGAAGGACCAGTGGGTCGGCGCGACGGGCACGCCGTTGGGGCCGGTCACGACGAGGGCGCGGGAATCGCCATCGACGGGATGCGCTTCGAGCGCCTTCGAGGGCACCACGCGGGCCGCCGACATCCTGCGCTGCGCGTGCAGGAAGGACTGCATGTCATACAGCGACGTGAACCGCTGGTCATCCGGACGGGTGGCCCACTGGTGGGAAGCCTGAGTCAATGTGGTCATGGTCATCTCCTAGTGTTGCCGGACTCCGGGCCGGCGACCGTCATGCCAAGTGGCATTCCGATGCGGGCCTCGCGACCCGCATCAGGATGCGACCTAGACGAAGCGGGCGATCAGGTACACAATCAGGGCGACGATGACGCCGTCCACGAATCCGGCCGCGTAGGTCACGGAACCGGGCAGGGCGTTGAAGCGGGAGAGCAGATTGCGCATGGCTGTTTCCTTCTGTGATCGAGCGTTGGGCGCACCCTAACACAACATGAAACAGACTGCAACACCCTCATCGGCACGTCCGCCCGCGCATCGGTTCGGCTTCCCCGGACTGATGCCGCGCACGTATCGGGTGCGGGTGTTCTGCGAGGAGTACATCAGGGATTTCAACATCACGCAGGCCGCTCTGCGCGCGGGCTACACCGAGAAGTACGCCGGGCACCGCTGCCACGAGATCGTGCGCAAGTACGCCGACTACATCAAGTGGCTGCAGGCGCACGTCGCAGTCGAGTCCGCCGAGCGCATCGCCATCGATCAGGAGCAGGTGCTCCGGAGGCTGGCTCGCATCGCATTCGCCAACGAGTACGACTACCTCGTGATCGAAGAGGTGCAGACGCCGGACGGTGAAGTGGTGCGCCGGGCTCGGCGCAAGGAATTGCACGAGCTGACCCGGGACCAGATGGAAGCCATCCGAGTCAAGCGCGTGGGGGATGACCTCGACTACGAGCTGCTTGATGTCGAGGGTCAACTGGTCAACCTCGGCAAGCACCTCGGCCTGTTCAACGACAAGCTGATCTTCGAGCACCGGCACAAGCACCTGCACGCCAATATCGACCTGACCGGGGTGTCCGAGGATCGGCTGGTGGCGCTCGAAGCGCAGTTCGCCGAACTGCTGGCCGGGGACGAGCAGGGCCGGCGGTTGCTGGAAGCGCAGTGATGCCGCAGTGGAAGAACGCGCCGCACATTCACGAACCGGGCTACATCGAGCTGTGCCGCACGGTGGACGCCTACATGGCCGACCGTCGCAAGCGGTTCATCCGGGGCTTTGCGGCGGAGGTGATCGCGGCAGGCTACGGCGCCATGGCTCCGGCACGCCGGGGGCAGAAGCCCGAGACGTGGCAGGCCGTGGGCCGACGCCTGTACGGCGCCCGGGAGTTCCACGCCGCGATCCGGGAACTGCTGGCCGAGCGGGAGAAGAGCCGTGAAGCGGTCTGAGCGGCGCGAGATTCGCAAGCGATACCCGGTGCGATACGAGATTCCCGCCGAGTGGGCGCCCGTGGGCCTGATGATCCTCGCGTGGCTCGCCTTCCTCACGGGGCTGATCTTCGGGCGGTGGCACTTCGCGCTGGCGGCCCTGTGCGGCGGCGTGGCAGTGGGTGCTACGCTGCTGGCGCTCGTGGTGTGGGGATTGACCCTCTGGATTCGGTCAGTGGAAACTCGGTGAAGCCATGAAGATACGGAACTTGATGGGAGTTGGCAGCCCCTCCGGGGGGAGCTTGCAGAACATCCGGCCGACGGGTCGGCCCCTGCCGCTGCGCGACCGCATCGCCCATCGGCGGGCCGAGCTGGGTCAGCAGGGGAGAGCACTGCGTGGACAAGGTTTCCTTCGCACCCGAAGGCCGTGAGGCCAGCGACGCCCTGCTCGCGCAGGATCAGGCGGTCATCGAGGCTCGGCTCGCCATCCTCAATGAGGCCATCGAAGCCGGGCGCAAGGCCATCGCGGAAGAGCTGATCGCTCCCAGCCAGCGCAGCGAGGAAGATCGGCTCCTAGATCGAGTCCAGATGCTTGAGGCCCTGCTGCGCCGCGTCGGGGTGGCGGTGCCTGAGTGACGGGCTCCCCGGTGTGGACCCCGCTGGACAGCGTCTGCCATGCCGAGCACGGTGAGCTCTGCGACCTGAGCCTCGCGAGGTGCCAGAAGGGCAGGACACCGGGCAGGAGCGCGCGCATTGGGGCAGGGTGCGGCAGGCCCTGTGGGGCGTGTATCCGGTGACGTTGCAGTGACCGCGACAGCACCGGGCGCGCCGTCCGCGTGGCGGTCAGGATGGGCGAGGGGAGTTGGCTCGGTGTTGGGGTGTTGCAGGAAGGTGCGCGAAATGACGCGCAGGGCTGAAGCTGGCGGCGCAGGACGCCCGATCGCGCGCTCGGCGGGTCGAACCCAAGGGGTGCATCCGCGCGTCACCACGGGCTTCTCCGTGGCTCTGGCGAGGCCCGGGCGGGCTCAGACGGTCCCGTAGCCGTGCTCGCCGACTCCGCGCAGCTCTCCCCGATCCAGCGCGCCGAGCGGTACTACACGGCGGTATCCGCCGAGACGTGCCGGCGCAGCCTGCGGCGGTTCCTCAAGGCCGTCTGGCCGCTGATCGACCCGAAGCCGCTGGTGAACTCGTGGCACATCGACGCCATTGCCGACCATCTTGCCTACGTCACCCTCGGGGACATCCGCAACCTGATGATCTCGGTCCCTCCGCGGTCCACCAAGTCGAGCGTGTGCTCGGTGGCGTGGCCGGCGTGGGTGTGGTGCGACCAGCCCGAGACGCAGTTCCTCTTCGCCTCCTACGCCGCCGAGCTGGCGAACTTGGACGCCGCCAAGATGCGCCGCCTCGTGGAGTCCCGGTGGTACCAACAACGCTACCCGCAGGTGGTGATCCTGTCGGACGAGAACCGGATCAGCCGGTTCAGCAACACGGCGGGGGGCTACCGGACCTCGATCAGTGTCGGGGCCAAGACGACGGGCCTCGGCGGGGATATCCTCGTGCTGGACGACCCGCACAACGCCCTGCAAGTCGAGTCGGACGCCATCCGCAAGCATACGATCGAGTGGCACGATGGCGCGTGGCGCTCCCGCGTGAACAACGCGAACACGTCCCGCAGGGTCTACGTGGGCCAGCGCACGCACGTCGGGGACGTGTTCGGGCACGTGCTCGCCATGGAAGGCCAGCGGTGGGAGAAGCTGGTGCTGCCCATGGAGTTCGACGGCTCGCGGCGGTGCATCACCTACCGCAACCGCGGCAACGGGCCCGAGGGGGAGCCGCTGTTCCGCGATCCCCGGACGACGCCGAACTCGCTGCTGTGCCCGGAGCGGTTCGACGAGAACTACGTGGCGCAGGAGAAAGAGGCCATCTCGGCGCGCGTCTGGAATGCGCAGTATCAGCAGCAGCCCGAGGGCGCAGGCGGCGTGATCCTCAAGCGCAACTGGTGGCGCCCGTGGCGCTGGCCGGACTGGCACGCCGAGTACCGCAAGACCGAGCGGCCCCTGCCGGACATCTTCGAGGTGGTGCAGACCTATGACACGGCGTTCGAGTCCGGGGAGCAGGACTCGTGGACCGTGCGCACGACTTGGGGCTTGTTCCAGTACAGCGAGCTGACCCGCGACGAGCGCAACCGCACGCACCACGCGACTCCGGAGCGCACGCACGCGATCCTGCTGGAACGTCGGCGCTGGCGCCCGGGCTTCGGCGAGATGCGCGACGAGGCCATCGAGTCCGCGAAGACGTGGGAGCCTGACCGCATCCTGATCGAGAAGAAGGCGAGCGGGCACTCCCTGATCTCCGAGTTGCGAAAAAAGGGCCTGCCGGTGCGAGGCGTCAAGGTGGACGGCGACCTCGTCTACCGCGCGCACATGAGCTCGCTGCCGCTGGAGAAGGGCGCCGTCTGGTACGTCGAGCGCCGGTGGGCGGAAGACCTGATCAACGAGTGCGCCGCCTTCCCGAACGTGGACTTCGACGATCAGGTGTCCGCCGTCACCATCGCCCTGCAATACATGCGCCGCTACATGGACCTGCAACTGTCGGACGACGAGCTCGACGACGAGGCGGGCGTGCGGCTGTTCAACCCGCGCCTCGCTCGGCGCGAGAGCTACTACGGGTGAGGGTGGTCTGGGCGGCAGGACTTGAACCTGCGACCTCCTGCTCCCAAGGCAGGCGTTCTGCCAGACTGAACTACGCCCAGATGGGCCGAGCATACACGCCACAACGCGCAACAAGCAACACGCCCGCGACGTGGTGGCGCACCATCACGAAACGCCCTAGAATCGGGCGCAACTACCGGCCCCTGCCGATGGGCGGCTGCCGGCGACACGATCCGCCTACCGGGGGACGCGAGTGGCCGCAGTCGATGTTGTAGAGCTCTACCCGCAGGTGCCGCAACGCTCCGAAGAGGGCGGTACGGCGTTCACGGCGTATCCGGATGGCACCGAGATCGTCGAGTTGTTCGACGACGGGTCCGTGGCCGCTTCGGCCGCGGGTGGCTCCGGGTTCAACGTCAACCTCGCCGAGCGCATGAGTGCGAGCCAGCGCGCCACGTATGCCGGGCGGCTGTGCGAGTACGCCGAGACGGACCTCGACAGCCGCAAGGAATGGGATCGGCTGTCGGCGCAGGGACTGCGCGCCTTGGGCGTCGAGCGCATTCCCGCCGAGCGGCTGCCCTTCGTGGGCGCCGCGGCGGTGCAGCATCCCGTGCTGGCCGAGGCGTGCGTGCAGTTTCAGGCGAACGCCATCGAAGAGTTTTTCCCCGCGACGGGCCCGGTGCAGGGGGCCATTGCCGGGGACGCCACGCCGGAGATCGAGGCGCAGGTCGAGCGCGCCTCCGACTTCATGAACTACTACCTGACGGCCGTGGACGAGGGCTACTACGCCGACACGGATCAGATGCTGTTCTACCTGCCGGTGGCGGGCAGCGTGTTTCGCAAGGTGGAGCCGGACCCGCGGACGCAGAACCCGGTGGCCCGGTACGTCAAGGCCGAGGACTTCATCGCGCCGTACTTCGCCCGGGAGTTGAAGCACTGCCCGCGCTACGCGCACACCTATCCGCTGACGGGGGCGGAGATCAGGCGGGCGATGCGCAGCGGGCGGTTCATCGACCTGACCCTGCCGCATCCGGCGCTTGCGGACGAGGTGACGGCGGGGCGGAAGATCGAGGATGCCTCGGATCGGCGCCAACCCGTGCTTCACTCGGACGACGAGCTGTACGAGATTCTGGAGTACCACATCGAGGGCTCGCTGCCGGAGGGCGTGGACGAGCTGGACACGGGCGAGATCGACCTGCCGTATGTGGTCTACGTGGACAAGACGAGCCGGGAGATTCTCGGCGTCTACCGCAACTGGAAGGAAGGCGATCCGACCTTCGAGAAGCGGGTCTGGTTCGCGCACTACCGCTTCCTGCCCGGGCTCGGGTTCTACGGGTGGGGCTTCGTGCATGTGCTCGGGTCGCTGGCGGACGCGGCGTCCGGTGGCATCCGGGCGACGCTCGACTCGGCGCTGATGGCGACGGTTCAGGGTGGATTCCGGGCGAAGGATGGGGTGAAGAAGGCCGGTTCGGTCGAGATCGAGCCGGGCAAGTGGAAGGACATTGACGCCACGAGCGACGAGCTGGCGCGCACGTTCTTCACCCCGCCGTTTCGGGAGCCGTCTGGCGCCCTGCCGGCGCTGGTGACGGGGCTCGTATCGGACGCCCGTCGTTTCGCCTCGATCACCGAGGTTGTGGTCGGGCAGGCGGACAACCGCGGACCCGTGGGGACGACCATCGCGCTGATCGAGCAGTCGATGAAAGTCTTCACTGCGATCCACAAGCGCATCTACGCGACGGCGCGGCAAGAGTTCCGGATGCTGGCCGAGCTGTTCTACGAGTACGGGGCGACGCACGAGTACCCGTACCACCTCAAGGGCGAAGCGCGGGTGGCGCTGCGCGAGGACTTCGATGACCGGGTGGACTTTCTGCCGGTCGCGGACCCGAACATCATCTCGTCTGTGCAGCGCATTGCCATTGCGCAGGCGCAGATTGAGCTGATGAACACCTCGCCGGACCTGTACACCATCGAGCAGCGCGCGGAGGCGCACCGGCGCCTGCTGCGTGCGCTCAAGGTGCCGGACCCGGAGAAGGTCGAGCCGAGCCCGCCGCAGCCGATTCGCATCGACGCGGTGGGGGAGAACGCCGCTCTTCTGACGGGCCGGGCGATCCGGGCGTTCCCCGGGCAGGCGCACGACCTGCACCGGATGATTCACGAGCGGGGCTACGCGGACGCGCAGAACACGATGACGCCCGACGAATTCCGGGTCTACTCGGCGGCCATGCTGTCGCACATCCGCGAGCACGACGCCTTGGAGATGCTGGAACAGGTCTCGGCGAACATGCAGGCGAGCATCGGGGTGCCGATGCCGCCCGTGGACTACTACGCCGAGGGTGGCGAGGACATGGACCCGGACCTCGAAATGGCGATCACCATTGCGGCCTCGCAGGCGCTGCCGCCGCCTCGCGCGCCGGGTGCGCTGGCGCAGGGGCAGGGAGACCCGGCCGCGGCGAAGGCGGCCGAGGACCAGCGGGCGCTCACCGAGGCGAGGGATGCAGAGTCGGTGGCGAAGATCGAACGCCAGACGGCGGAGTTCGCGGCCCGGGAGAAGCGCGAGCAGCAGGCATTCGAGCGCAAGCAGGCCCGCATGGATGATGAGACGGTGGCGGCGATCCTGCGCCGGGGTGCGCAGGCGAATCTCGACCAGCGCAACAGGGCGCAACAGATGGCGCAGAGCCTGAACCGCTTAACGGTGGCCAGACCGAAGGCGGGTCGGAAGAAGTGAACGTCACGCCGGCCGAGGTGCGCAAGGCGCGCAGTTTCCTGTACGCGCATCACCGGCGTGCCTTTGGCATCTCGCCGCGCCTGTTTGCCGGTGCCGCCCGGGAGTTGGGCGTGTCGTTTCGCGAGCTGTTGAAGTTCATCGCCCTGTTGTACGCCCGAGGAACGCAGGCGGGCGTTTTCCGCATGGAAAACCTGCGCAACATCGCAAGCAGAGGATCAGTGCAATGAGCATGAGCAAGACCCCGCCGAGTCCGCAGCAGAGGCGTCGCGACAACCGTTCCCCGGGCTACAGCGGCTCGAAGGTGTCCGTGCCGGCGCGGGGTGCGCAGGCCGGAGGTGGCAAGAAGGCGTGCCGCGGAGTGGGCGTCATGGGCCACGTGGCGGTGAAGGAGCGTGCGCGCGGCGCGCAGGGGCAGTGAGTGGCGGACCTGCCGCTGCACATCGCGATTCTGGACGCTGCGATCCGTCGCACGACCAAGCGTCGCGAGGAACTGAAAGAGCAGATGGCGGCCGGCGTGGATGATCGCCGGTACGCGCAGTTGGTCGGGGCTGCCCGCGAGGCGGCCAGCCTGATCGCTGCGCTGGAAGAATTGAGACGCGCTCAGGTCGAGGGCGTCGAGGACGACGAGGAACAGGAGGGTTTGTGACCGCATACAGTTCGCCGCGCCGTAGCGCCGTGGATCGAGCCGTCGAGGAACTGAAAACCGAGCAACGGGCGCCGTTGGACGCCACGAAGATACCGGGCAAGACGCTGTACTGGCGCGTGCTCGTGGAGCCGCGCAAGGCCAAGGCGGTGAGCGCCGGTGGGATTGAGATCGCTGCGGTGGCGCAGCAGGCCGACGACTACCTGACGACCGTGGGCCGCGTGGTGCAGGTCGGGGCGTTTGCCTTTAAGTCGAGGACTGCGGCGGGGCTGTGCCTCGCCGATGAACCGAATCTCCCGACGGTGGGGGACTTCGTGCTGTATGAGCAGTACGCGGGGCAGGAGATCATGCTGGTCTCCGGGCACCGACTGCGCATTCTCACGGACACCGAGATTCTCATGGTCATCACGGACCCTGATGCAATCCGGGCGTATGTTTGACGCGGCAGAGGCCGCAGGGGTTCAACATGGCAGACACAGACGAGCAGGCTCCCGCGCACCCGAAGGTGCAGGGGGAAGAGGGGCGCCGGGCGGACGAGTTCGTGCCGCCTGATCGCGCGGACGTGATTCAGCCGCATGAGGGCGATGTGGTCGAGGAAATCGACCTCGGCAAGCCGCTGGCGGCCAAGAAGAGTGACGAGGACGAGGCGCCGCTGCGCACCGAGGACGGACGCAGGCCCGGCAAGCGCGAGCGCGCGGATGCGGAGTACAGCAAGGACGTACAGCGCCGGATCAACCGTGAAATCTCGCTGCGCAAGCGCGTGCAGGCCGAGCTGGCGGAAGAGCGCACGGCGCGGCAGAGCATGGAAGCGCGCCTTGCGGCACTGGAACGGGTCTCGCAGACGAGCCAGCACGCCGCCACGATCCAGTCGCTCGACGCCAAGATCGCCGAGCTGACCAAGAGCCTCGAGGTGGCGATTGAGGCTGGCAACACGAAGGAGCAGTTGCGGCTGCAAGTGGAACTCGGCGACGTGCAGGCCGAGCGCAAGATTCTGCAACGGCAGAACGACGAGGCCCGCGCTCAGGCGCAGCAGAAGCCGGGTGGCACGCCGGGCGGTGAGCCGCCGCGTGAGCCGCGGGTGCAGCAGTGGATTCACGCGAACCGTCGCTGGTGGAACACGGATCGGTGGGCGAGCGCGCACAACGACGCCATCGAGCATGACCGGATGATCCTCGCCGAGATCGAGGACGGCACGCTCGACATGGAGCGTTACAGCGACGAGCACTTCGCCGAGCTGGCGCGGCGGGTGCGGGCGGACTACCCGGACCTCGACATCCGGGGTCCGGACGGGGAGCCATTCGGGAACGGAGAGGACATGGTGAACGCACGAGACACGGACGAGATCGACACGGGTGCGCGCCCTGCGCCGCGCAATCGTCCGCCGCAGGGTGGGATTGGCTACCGCAAGGGCCGCGCGAGCAGCCCGAGCGAGGTGGAACTGGCCCGGCGAGGGAAGGTGCAGCTCACGGCCGAGGACTACAGCCAGATGCGCGTCTTCGGGCTCGACCCGAACAACGCGCAGCACAAGAAATACTTTGCGCAGGAGCGTCTGCGCTCCATCGTGCGCGACGGAGGTGGCCGATGAGCCCGAGAATCAGCGAATTTCAGGCCGAGCAGAGCGAAGCGGCCGACGTGCTGGCGCAGGCCATGAAGCGGGCCGAGCGGCGGCAGTTCACGATGGTCGAGCGCAAGAAGCGCAAGACGACCCCTGACAGTCAGCAGACACATGCGCTGGACAACGACAGTGTGCATGTGCAGAATGAGTCCGCCCGACAGGTCGATTCAGTGGAGCAAATCGACCGCGACAGCGAGCTTCCGACCTCGTGGAAGCGCCCGTCCATCCTCGGAGCCCCGGACCCTCGTCCCGGGTTCGTGCAAAGATGGGTGCGCTACAAGGTGGGGGCCGACGAGGACACCGACAACCTCGAAAAGATGTTGGAACAAGGCTGGCGCCCGCGCAAACGATCCACTGGCAAGCGCGTGCATGAACTGACGGCCGACCTTAAGGGAAAGTACGGGCAGTACATCGTCAAGCGTGGTCTGATGTTGATGGAGCTTCCGGAATCGCTTGCCGCGCAGCGGCGGGCCTACTACCGGAGGCGCCTCGACAGGATGACCGAGAGCATCGACCGGGACTTGTTCAAGGAGAACAACCGCGTCATGCCGCTGTTGAAGCCGGAGCGCCACACGAGGACCACGGTCCATGCGCGCCGGGGGCGGCTTGAGGCGAACATTCCGGACGATGAGGGTGCGGACGCCTGAAAGGGTGCCGCGTGGTTTGACTTGACGGAGTACGACCATGGCAAACAAGGACCGTCCCAACGGTTTCACTGCGACGCAGCACGGGTCGGGTGGCTCGGCGAATCGCTTGTCGCGATACCACATCGCGGACGGCCTCGCGGCCAACCTCTTCCGCGGTGATGCGGTCATTCCCGTGACGACGACCAAGAACATCACGATTCCCGGTGCGGCGACCGCGCGGCTGATCGGGGTGTTCTCGGGCTGCACGTACATCGACACCACTGGCGCTGTTCACTATGGCCGCTGGCCCACGGGTCAGGCGGTGCAGACGGGCTCGACGCCGGATGCGTGGGTGTACGACGACCCGAAGACGATCTTCGAGGCGCAGGTAACGGCGGGCTTTACGCTGGCCGATATCGGTGTGCTCGCGAATCCGTCGCTGGGCGCCGGCAACGCGACGACGAACACGTCCGGGCACGAGGTGGATTCCTCGACCTATGCGACCGGCACGGTTCTCAAGATCGTTGACTACGTGCGCCGGCCAGAGAACGAGGTGGGGACGAACGCCAAGGTGCTCGTGCAGATTGCGCTGCACTACCTCGGTGGCGGCCTGACCGCGATCTAACCCTGCCAGAAGGAGACACTGACAATGCTGAATCGTGCAAGTTTCCCTCGGCAGTTGCAGGAGGGTCTGAACGCGGTGTTCGGTCTGGAATACGACCGTCACCCGGAAGAGTGGCGTGAAATCTTCGACGTGGAGAACTCGTCGAAGGCGTATGAAGAGGACGTGCTCATGTACGGCCTCGGCACGGCGCCGGTGAAGCCGGAGGGCGGTTCGCTGTCCTACGACGACGGTGGCGAGAGCTACGTCGCCCGGTACAACCACGAGACGGTCGCGCTCGGGTTCGCGATCACGGAAGAGGCGGAAGAGGACGGTCAGTACGGGTCCATCGGTCAGAAGATGGCGCGTGCGCTGGCCCGTTCGCTGCTGAACACCAAGGAAGTCAAGGGCGCGAACATCCTGAACAACGGGTTCAGTTCGTCCTACCCCGGTGGTGACGGTGTGGCGCTGCTTTCGTCCGCGCACCCGCTGGCTGGCGGTGGCACGGGCTCGAACATCCTCGGGACCGCGGCCGATCTCGCGGAGGCGTCGCTGGAGAACCTGCTGGTGGTGATCTCGGAGTGGACCGACGACCGGGGCATTCCGATCCGCGCGCAGGCCACGAAGCTGATCGTGCCGGCCGAGTTGCAGTTCACGGCCACCCGTCTGCTGATGTCGCCGTACCGTCCGGGCGGTGATTACAACGACGTGAACGCCGTGTACAAGCTCGGGGCGGTGCGCGACGGCTTCGCGGTGAATCACCAGCTCACCGACGAGGATGCGTGGTTCCTGAAGACCGACGTGCCGGATGGCCTCAAGCACTTCAACCGCAAGGCGGTGAGTGGCGGGGTCGAGGGCGACTTCGACACGGGGAACCTGCGCTACAAGAAGCGCGAACGGTACAGCTTCGGCTGGACCGACTGGCGCGGCGTGGCGGGGACGCCCGGAGCGACGTGATGAGGGCGGGCGCCGGGGGTGACTCCGGCGCCTTTTCTTCTCGGTTGGGGGGTGCCCTATGACGCGCACGACGGATGTTGTTCAAGACCCTGTGACCTATCCGGGCGGGCGGTCCACGCCGCCTGTGTTCCGCACGGAGACGACGGGGGTGCAGATTTCGGTAGCTTCCACGGCGAGTGCCGCGACGGCGCTCACGTCTGGCAGCCGAACGGTGGTGATCCGCTGTTCTCAGGCCACCTACGTCAAGTTCGGTGACAACACGGTCGCCGCGACGCAGGGCAACGATTCCTTTCTGGTCGCGGCGGGCACGGAGATCATGCCGGTGCCGCTCGATCCAACGGGTGCGCCCTACACGCACGTATCCGTCATTCGGCTGGCGACGGACGGCGTGATTCAGTTCTTCAAGGTGATTTGACGATGACGGCGGGTCTCGTGGGGATCATCGGCAAGCCGCCCAAGGTGACGATCACCGAGCGCGATCCGACGTTGTACGGGCCGGACGCGGCGCGGCACCAGCGCGAGCAGGCGAAGTACGCCGCCATGTGGATGCACGACGAGTACCGCGCGGTGGCGCCGGGCGAGGGGGAGGCGATGAACTTCCTAGCGCAAGCGCAACCGAACAAGGGTGCCGACGTGATCGACTTCGGTGCTGGCACGGGACGCGGCGCGATGATGCTGGCGCTGCTCGGCGGCGTTCGCGTTCACATGCTCGACTTCGCCGAGAACTGCCTCGACGCGGAAGTTCGTCAGGCGCTTGAGACGCAGGCGCACGCGCTCCAATTCACGCGGCACAACCTCGTGAAGCCGGTCCCGGTGCGGGCGAAGTACGGCTACTGCACTGACGTCATGGAGCACATTCCGCCCGAGGACGTGGGTCGGGTGCTCGACAACATCCTCGGGGCGGCGCAGCACGTCTACTTCGCGATCTCCTGCGTGGATGACGTGTGCGGCAAGTTGATCGGCGAGCCGCTGCACCTGTCGGTGCATGACTACCAGTGGTGGCTCGCGCGGTTCCGGGAGCGCGACTGCGTGATTCACTGGTCCGAGGACCGCGGGGATTCGTGCGCGTTCTACGTGACGGCGTGGCAGGACGCGCAGGAGATCGTCAAGGCGGGCGTGCTGAACGTGGACCGCGAGCAGGTCCGGGCGAACGTCCGGGCGAACATCACGGCGGGCTACGGGCAGGTCGAGCCGCACGTCGGGAACAACGTCGAGGTGCTGATCCTCGGTGGTGGACCGTCGCTCAATGCGCATGTGGACGAGATCAAGGCCCGGCAGGCGGCGGGTGCCAAAGTGGTGACGCTGAACGGCGCCTACCAGTGGGCGCTCGATCACGGCATCGCGCCGGTCACGCAGGTCATGGTGGACGCGAGGGCGTTCAACGCGCGCTTCACCCGTCCGCCGCGGGAAGACTGCCTGTACCTCATGGCCTCGCAGTGCGATCCGGCCGCGTTCGAGGGGCTGCCGAAGGACCGGACGCTCCTGTGGCACACGAGCGCGGAGGACATGCGCGACCTGCTGGACGAGCTGTACGACGGCAAGCCGTGGTTCGGCATTCCGGGCGGCTCGACGGTGCTGCTGCGGGCGATCCCGCTGCTGCGGATGCTCGGGTTCCGGCGCTTTCACCTGTACGGCTGTGATTCCTGCCTCGACGGCGGGGCGCATCACGCCTACGCGCAGCCGGAGAATGACGGGCCGGTGGCGATTCCGGTGACGTGCGGGGATCGCATGTTCTGGTGTCACCCATGGATGGCGGCGCAGGCGCAGGAGTTCATCGACCTGATCCGCGTGATGGGTGAGACGTTCGAGATTGCCGTGTACGGTGATGGTCTTCTGGCGCATGTGCTCGAAACGGGGGCAGCGGTGGAAGTGGACGAGTCGGGTGATGGCGCTTCGGGCATCTTGGCCCGCAACGATGGCGAATAGCGAAGGAGATTGAGATGGCCGCAGGTCCGTGGAAACTCTATGCACGCGCGAAGCGTGCAATTGGGTCTGGCAACATCACGCTCGGCGCTGGTGTGTTCAAGATGCAGTTGCACCGCACGTCGGCCTCGGCGGCGATTGCGGCGCTCTCGACGCGCTCGATCAACACGTCGATCCCTGCGGAGATTTCCGCGACGGGTGGGTACGCGGCGGGTGGTCGCAATCTTGCGCCGGCGACGGGCCGGTGGACGACGGGCGCGTCAGCGCGACAGATGCGCTTCACGTACACGACCGCGGGGCTCGTGTTCACGGCCTCGGGTGCGTCGCTCTCGAACATCCGCTACGCGCTGATCCGCAACTCGACGGGCGCTGGGACTGGCCGGGTGCTGTGCTTCTGCACGCTCTCGACGGCGGCGTTTACTGTGACGAGCCCGAACACGCTGACGATCAGCCCGAACGCGAACGGCGTCTTTACGCTGGCTTGACGATGCAATGGCGTGGCGCGTCAAGTTTCGGGACACGGGTCGCTCGGACTGGCTGCCGGTAGCTAACATCGAGTTCGAGCAGGGGACTGCTGCGCAGAAGACCTTTGCGCAGGAGGCCCCATCGACCTCGTATGGTCCGTACATCGTCAGCACGTCCGGGTCGCCTGGCGTGGAGAACACGGCGAAGATTGCCGAGCTGACGGCGCGCGGGATCACGCTCAACTCGCGTGCGCGGACGTTCGACTACGATGGTGTGGGATCGGCCGGCAGCGTCAGCGGCGTGATCCTTGAGGACATCGCGAGTGCTACGGCGGACTGGAATGCGCGGATCAGCGGTCCAGATGTCGTCTGGTATCACAGCTTCGACTCGGCGGCCGAGGTCAATCAGTTCCGCTGGACGAATGGTTACGGAAGCGGGAACGATCCGGAGGCGGCCGGCTCTGGTGCTCAGTACGTAACGCATCAAGCAAGTGGTGGCGTGGACGGCGGCGGTTTCATGCGCCTCACCTATCCACTGGGCAGCACATCGGGTCGCGGCAACTCGTACTGGCATCGGCCGTTCAATGCACTGACGGGTGCCGGCAATGGTAGAGGCCAAGACGATCCCGGCGCGAACGGCACTATTACTCCGGTCGCGTTCAACGCAACCGATGGCGGTGGCGTGCTCTACAACTGGGGCAACGAGGCAAACCCCGGATGGTACATGCACCCGACGCATCAGGCGTCCTATCCCGGCGTGTACCAAGGCCATGACTTCTGGTTACAGGTGCGAGTACGACGAGCGCAGCGGCCCGGCCCGCCGCCGGACACCGGCGAATACAGCAACATCACCGGCAAGAACGTGTGGCTCACCACAACGAACAGTTCCTACACGAGTCAGGAGATCGTGACCTACGGCCAGTCCGCCAGCGAGGATGTCGTGGGCCAGTACGGTCGGCACCGCATCTACGGCGGGTACAACTACCAGCCATTTGGAGGTGGGCAAGACAACGAGTCCGTCACCATCTCCAACCTGAGCGTCGCATGGCGATACTCGGGAGGGTGGGATACGCTGCTATACCACATCACGCCCGGCACGGACGGCGGCACCGGCAGCAATCGCACGCGCATCGAGATATGGGCGGCGCATCAGGGTGAGACGAGCTACACCAAGATTTGGGACACGCTCTACACCGCGCACTATAGCGGCGGGACGAATAGCGTCGGTGCGCCGAACCTGCCGGGGTGGAACGGGTTGATCCTCGCGATCTACCACAACGGGTCATCCTTCTCGACCGAAGCATTCAATTTCGACTACGACCAAGTGATCTTCTCGAAGGCGACCATCGCCTGTCCGCAGGTGTGACGTGGCACAGAGCAACGCATTTTCGGTATCAGTGACAGGAGCATCGTCCGCACTCGGGACGCTTGCGGCGTCCATGTCTGCTGGTACGTGGGCTGAGTTGACAGGTGTCTCCGGACAGACTGCTGTGCTGTGGCCGGGTGGTGCAGACACGATGATCGTGTACTGCAACGCCGGGACGTGGAATCCGATCTCCAAGCGAATCGAAGTGATAGCGCAGTATCACGGATGGGGCAACATGCGCTACGTGCGGTACGACGCCGCGACGAATGCATGGAGCTTCGTCAACAACATCGGCACTGCGGATGGTCATGGTTATGACCATTACGAAGTGAATCCCACAAACGGCGACATCTACTACCGGGCATATGGGTACGGCACGGGCCAGCGAATTTGGCGGTTCCAATATGGCGGGCCATCTTGGGACAACAACCTATCGACGATTCCGATCCACCTACAAGTTGCGACTGGAACCTGCTGGTGGACTGGCTCGATGACGCCTGCGCACGGTGGTCAGGGAATCTTCCTCATTTGCGATGGTGACTTCAATAACGTCGCCGGATACGATCCTGTCGGTGACTCGTGGTTCACGAGCAGTGGCCCTTCGTTGTCTGGAAGCGGATACCACACCGTTATGGCATACAGCCCGATACACAATTGCGCCGTGTGGGGCGGCGGCAGCGGCGCACCGCGTCAAGCATGGCGAGTGAATTCGGATCGCACGATCACGGGGCTCACGTCGTGTCCGGCGAATTGTTCGATTGGCATTTATAAGGGGCTATTCTCGTGTGATCCGGTGAGTGGAAATTTCCTGTGCTTGTCAGGGGGGAATTTGTTCGAGTTGGACCCGACCGGGTCAGGGACATGGACGCAATTGACTGGCTCGCGGGTTCCGCCTGCAGTATTCGGCAGCTCAGGCTATCACATGATCGCGTGCGAGATTCCGGAGCATGGTGTCACAGCATACATCCGGCAAGCGACCGACACGGGCTGGTTCTACCTGTACAAGCACGCTGAGGCATGACAGATGTCGCTTGAATTAGACGACAGTAGCGCACGAGTCTACAGAACGGGCGCGAGTTCCTTCGGGTCCACGCCGACAGGGACGCTGTTGGGGTGGTATCGAAAGAACGACAGCACGTCTGGGCAGGTAATTCTCGTATTAGGGAAGGCCGGTTTATACATCCAGTTTGAGATTGAATCCTCGACGCAAATCTCCGCGTACATGAACTATGCGAGCAGCGCGACGACCAATCTCAGCAATGGAGATTGGGCGGGTCTGGCGCTGAGATACGATCACTCGACGGGAGACTGGTCGAGTTTCATCTATTCCGGGGGCACGCTGTCGAGCGTGTACTCGGTCAATTGGTCCAGCAGCGACAACATTGTTGATGTGAGCTGCGGCGCGAACTCGGATTGGGTCAATGCGCTCGGGTGTTTCCGCTACGTGCGAGAGTGGTCTGCGGCGCTCTCGACTGCGGAGATTACGGCCGAGTTCGAGATGACGCCGAGCAGCAGTACTCCTGCTGCGCGGACATCCAACCTGCGACTGTCGTGGCCGCTGGCGAATGCGACGGACACGACGGATTGGAGCGGTAACGGCAATACGCCGACCATCGTCGGAGCCGCGACATCGAGCGAAGAGCCGCCGATTGGCGGCGGTCCCAAGCCGGGCGTCGGATCGCTGATCGTCACCGGGTATGCGCCTACCGCATCGGCTTCGGATCACATTCTGATCGTGCCGGGCGTCGGGACCATCGTGCTCGACGGCTATGCGCCGACCGTGAATTCGGGTGCGAATGCGTCGATCACTCCGGGGGCTGGATCGGCCACGATCACGGGCTACGCGCCGGATGTGCAGGGCAGCGCGCACGCGACGATTGTGCCGGGCGCTGGTGCTGCCACGATCACGGGTTACACACCGGATGTGCAGTCCGGCGCGCATGTTGCGAAGACGCCGGATGCGGCAGCGGCCACGATCACCGGCTATGCGCCGGGGGTGAGCATTTCGTCCTCGATGACGATCACGCCGGGGACTGGCGCGCTGACGTTCGCGGGGAGCGAGCCGGATCAGGAGCTTGGCGTGGAGCCTCCCGCGGCGGGCTCGCTGGTGCTCACTGGCTACGCGCCCACGGTGGCTTCGCCGATCTACCAGACGCCGGGGGTTGGCGCTCTTGCCTTCACCGGGTATGCGCCGAGCGTATCGATCAGTCAATCGAGGACCATCGCGCCGGGGGTGGCATCGCTGTCGCTCACCGGGTATGCGCCGAGCGTGGGCGTGTCGCAATTGCACGCCATCGCGCCGGGCGCCGGTTCGCTGTCGATCTCGGGTCATGCGCCGACCATCACGATTCAGGTGTACGACGACCTCTCGGTGACGCCAGAGGTCGGGGCGCTCACGCTGACGGGGTATGCGCCGGGTGTCACACGGGATCAGCTCTCGCCCGATCCGTTCACGTTCACCGACCTGTACTACCAGCCGCAGAGCACGGTGGTCACGTCGGCGGCGATTACCGTGACGGGGATCACGGCCTCAGTGGCGATTTCCGTCACGGGCGGCCTGTATTCGATCAACGGCGGTTCCTTCGTGTCGGTGTCGGGTACGGTGTCGGCGGGCGACACGGTGCGCGCGCGGCACACGACAGCGGCGGCGGTTTCGACGACCACGGACACGGTTGTGACCATCGGCGGGATCAGTGATACCTTCTCGTCCACGACGGCGCCTCCGGAGCCGCCTGCGGCGGCGAGCACGGGCGACCGGGCTGTGGTGCGTGGCTTCGTGATACGAGGGCTGAACTGACATGGCGACCACGGGGACGCGAACCTTCGACCCTCAGATTGCGCAGATCATGGAAGATGCGTTCGAGCGCGCGGGAGTCGCCCTGTCCGGCGTTGGTTCGGACCATGTGAACTCGGCGCTGCGCAGCCTGCGGCTGATGTTGCAAAGCGAGTGGTCGGGTGTCGGGGAGCTGCCGTTCATGGTGGCGCAACTGACGCAGACGACCGCGGCGGCCATGGAGTCCTTCGCGTTGCCGGCCGGCGTGCTCGACGTGCTCGAAGTGGTGCTGCGCCGGGACGGCATGGACACGCCGATGCAGCGGGTGGACCGCGCGGACTATCTCGCCATTCCGGACAAGAGCAAGACCGGGCGGCCAGACAGGTTCTACGTCGAGCGTCTGGCCGGGTTGTCGGCCAAGACGGCGTACATTTGGCCGGCCGGCGAGAACGCGACGGACACCATCGTGATGAACGCGCTGCGCGTGGTGGAAGACCCCGGGGCGTTGTCCAACACGGTGCAGCTCCCGCTGGAAGCGATGGAGGCCGCAGCGGCGGGGCTCGCCGCGCGGCTGGCGCTGAAATTCAACCCCGAGCGGTATGCGCTGCTGCAACTCGCCTACCGCGGGCAGGAGCCGACCGGGGCAGGCGGGGCGTTGAAGACCATGCGCGAGGCGCTGCGCTCCCGGGCAGACCTTGAATTCAGCCTCGGAGGGTCGCTGTGATGGGCAAGACCTTCGCCCGGGGCGACAAGGCGTGGGGAGAATGCGCGCGCTCCGGGCGGCGGTTGCTGCTGCGGGACATGGTTCAGGACGGTCGGTATCCCGGGATGCTGGTGGACCCCGACTGGTGGGAGGGCGAGCACCCGCAGGAGAAGCCGGTGAAAGTGGACGACCCGGTGGCGCTGCGGCGCCCGGCGCCGGAGCACGTCGTTCTGGAAGCGGGCGTCCCGGGCAGCATGTGGGACATCGAGAGCGAGACGATCCGGGCGGCCCTACTGCAACCCGTGCTGCCGTTCTCGGTGTACCAGCGCACGCGCTACGCGACCGATGGTGAGACGACGGCGAGCGGGTATTCGGCGGGCGGGTATGCCCTGTCGCCGACCATCGACCAGTCGAGCGGGCGGTATTGGGTGAACTTCGGCACGCTGACGACGGGTTCGCTGACCGGGGACGTGCGGTACGTGGAAATCTACTCGCTGTCGAGCGGGAACCGCACGCTCGTGATCTACGATCTCGGGCGGGTGTACTCGCTCAGTGCCGAGACGCTGCAGGTCACGTTCCCGACGCCGACCTCGGCGCTGGCGGTGGTGGTGTCGGGGGGGGCGATGTGATGAACGGGGAGGCGCAGCCGTGACGACGTTTCAGTGGACCTTGGCCGTGGTGGCCGTGTTCTGCGCGATGTTCACGGGCTTTCGCATGTGGAACAAGGACACGAAGGGCGCGATGCTGCTCGTGCTCGTGGTGATCGCGCTCATGGCGCTGATGGTGGTGTCCGGATGCACGGTGTCGCCGGAGCGGCGCCCGTGGCTGGAAGCCGGGTTTGCCTACGACACGCAGCACACGGTGGGGTCCGATCCGGCCTGCATCGTGCGGCTGCGTCAGCCGGTGGGTTTCGGGCCGATTCAGCCGGACTGGCTGCTGCTCGGGTACGAGCATCACAGCTCCTGCCACGACCTGTACGACCGCAATACGATTGACCAAGTGGAACTGGTCGCCCGGATTCCGCTCGGGCGGGAGCGCGACTGATGCCTGCGGTGGCATGGACGTACACGACCTTGCGAGCCGCGATACAGGCGTGGCCGTCCTATGCCTCGACGGACTTCGTGAGCAATCTCGACACGATGATCGGGCTCGGCGAGGTGCGGCTGACGCGGGACTTGAACCTCGAAATCTTCGACGCCGACGACGCCTCGGTGTCCACGGCGGCCGGCAATCGGCTCGTGAACAAGCCCGCGTCCTGCGTGCAGGTGCGCGACGTGGGGCTGATCGTCTCGGGGCAATACAGGCCGCTGGAACGCCGGTCCTTGGGCTTCATGCGCATGTACGCGCCGGACGCGACGGCACAAGGCGTGCCGGCGTACTGGATCGACAGCGAGACGGACGCGATCTACGTGGTGCCGACGCCGGATGCGGTGTACTCGGTGAACTACCGATACGTGACAACGGCTCCTGACGTATTGACCTCGGTGGACCCGGACGCGACGAGTTGGCTGTCCTCGCGGGTGCCGGACGCGCTCTTCGCGGCCTGTCTCATGGAGGCCGAGCACTTCCTCAAGGCGGATGATCGGTACGCCGACATGCGCACGAAGTATTACGAGGAACTGCTGCCAGCGGCCCGGGCCATGCTTCGCATTTCGATCCGCGACGGCGACTATGCGCCCATGAAGCCGGTCGCAACGACCTTGAAGGGGGCCTGACGTGGCTGACACATTCTCCAACCTGTTGCGCCTGCGCATTCAGGAGACGGGTGGCAACACGAATACGTGGGGCCAGTACCTGAACGACGGGGCACTGGAACTGATCGAGGACGCCATCGCCGGGCTGCAAACGGTCACGGTGGCTGGATCGAACGTCACGCTCACGAGTTCCAATGGCGTGACGGATCAGGCGCGCATGGCGATCCTGCAACTGTCGGGTTCGCCCGGTGCCACGCGCACGATCTACGTGCCGGCCTCGACGAAGTGGTATCTGGTACGCAACTCGACGGGTTACAGCCAGACGGTGCGCGTCACCGGGGACGTTGGCACGGCGGTCACGGTTCGCAATGGCCTGACGAACCTCGTGTTCACGAACGGTACGGCGTGCTATCTGCTCGACACGAATCCCGCGACGGTGGTGGACAACGCCACGAGCGCGACGAGCGCGACGACGGCGACGACGGCGACGAACGCGACCAACGCGACCAACGCGACGAACGCCACGAACGCGACGAATGCCACGAATGCCACGAACGCCACCAATTCGTCGCAACTTGGCGGGATGACTCCGAACACTGGCGCGGTGAACTCGACCATCGCGGCGCGCACTTCGGCGGGATACCTGTATGCCACGTACTTCAATCAGACGTCCTCCAACAACGAGAACCCGACCGTCTCGCAGTTCATGGTCACGAACGGGTCCGATGACTTCCTGCGCAAAGCGAGTGCGCAGCATGTAGCGGACGCGATAGACGGATTGCTGACGGACATCAATGCGGCAGCGATCACGACGACGGTCTCGGCGGTCAGCTCGTCATTCAGCATTTCCTCATCGCATGTGGAAGACGTACTGCAAGCCAATGCGGGTCTCACGGTCACGGTCGGGGACTCGCACGGATTTGCGATGGGTGATTCCGTGGCCGTGATACGGTACACGTCGGGGACGGTCACGTTTGCGACCAGCGGATCGCAGTTGATTCGTTCACCCGGCAGTCGGCTCACGATTCCGGAAGAGTACGGGACTGCGGTGCTGACGTATCTCGGCTCTAGCACGTGGGTGCTGGCCGGCGTATGAGCGTTCGGATGATTCGCGCATTCGGCGGTTCGCCGATTGTGATCGCGATACCGGACTTGTCCCAGACGGCGACTCGGGTCTCGCCCCAGAACCCGTCTGCGGCCTTCGAGTTGCGCTCCGATGGCGGCTCTCAGACCGTGCGAAACGGGACGGTGTTCGATCAAGGCGCGTGGATCAACAAGACCAGCGCGGCTGGAAACTACTACGTTCGGTTCACGCAAACGGCCTCAACAGGAAGCGGGAGTATCACGGGTGGCACGACGGGCGTGTGGCAACAGCTCAACGTGGATCGCGGCATCACAGTGAACACGACCGTTGTGAATACGCACACGCGCACATTCACAATCGAGGTGGCCGCGGATTCTGGTGGAAGCAACATCGTGGCGACGAGAACCGGCGTCGTATTGACCGTGATTAAGGAGACGTGATGGCAGCGAAGTTGGTCGTGGCGCTTGCGGTGACTTTGGCGGTGGGGCTGGTGTTCGTGCTCGCCAAGCGATACCGCGATGGAGGCGAGGACATCGACCTGAGTGCGCCCTATCCGGGGCCGCACGAGCGGCGCCCGCCGAGCAACAGGATGGATTGATGGGACCGCGAGCCGCCGAATACCGCGACATCGAGATGCAACCGGGGTTCTACTCGAACGACTCCGGCAGCGGGACGCGCTCGCTTGGGCGCTGGATCGGTGGCGACAAGGTGCGCTTCGGGCAGTCCGGTCGGCCGGAGAAGATGGCGGGTTGGCAACGTCTGGACCTGACGGTCGGGGACAACCTCACCAGCGCGGTGTATCAGGGTGCCGCACGATCCGGGTTACAGTGGTCATCGCTCGACGGTGAGCGGTGGTTCGCGTTCGGGACGCAACAGCGGCTGTACCTCATCAACAACGACGAGTTGCACAACATCACGCCGATTCGCGCGACGACCTCGCCGGACAATCCGTTCTCGACGGTCAACGGGGACGCGACGGTCACGGTGACGCATTCGACGCACGGAGCGGCGGTTGGGGACATCGTGACCATCTCCGGGTTCAGCTCGGTGGGCGGGCTCGACATGAATGGCGAGCACGAAGTCACGGAGATCGTGGACACGAACAACTATCGGTTCGAGCACACTTCGACGGCGACCTCAACGGCGGGGCCGGGAGGCGGTACGTCGGGAACAATCGTCTACGAGATCAACTCCGGCAACGCGAACAATGCCGCCATCGGCGGGTACGGTGTAGGGCCTTACGGGGGTGGCGGATATGGTGTGGCGGGAGCAACCACCTACGTTTCCAAGATCAGAGTCTGGTCCCTGCAACGATGGGGCGAAGACCTTCTGGCGTCTCCAAATGGGCGCACGCTGTATTGGTGGGATCGCACAAATGGTACGGGCACGCGCGCCACGGAAGTCACGCAGGCACCGGACAACATCGAACACATGATCGTGCTCGGCGATGATCGCACCGTCATGGCACTTGGCATGAATCCCGCTGGCGGCGGGAATCAGGACAAGATGCTCTATGGGTGGTGCGACGCCGAGGACTTCACTACATGGGTGGCGGCGCCAGACAATTCCGCGGGATCGCGACGGCTCGATGACGGATCGCGCATCGTGACCGGCGTGCTCACGACGGGCGGCGTGAACGTGTTCACGGACACGGCGCTGTACTTCCTGCAAAACGTGGGGCCGCCGTACTACTTCGGTGCGCCGCGGCACGTTGCGGGTGGGCTGTCGATCATGGGGGCGAACGCGGCCGTAGACGTCGACGGCGTGACGTACTGGATGGGCTTCGGGAACTTCTACGTCGCTGAGGGCGGTGTGGTGCGTGCGATGCCCTGCGACGTGTGGACCGAGGTATTCGAGAACTACAACAAGAGCCAGTCCGACAAGTGCTTCGCGGGCAGCATCACGGCGCGCAACGAGATTTGGTGGCTGTACGCGAGCGCAGCGTCCAGCGAGCCTGACCGATACGTGGTGTACAACTACCTGCTGAACTGCTGGTACACGGGGACCATGAATCGCACGATGCTGGTGGACTCGAACGTGCTCAAGTTCGTGCCGATTGGCTTGCAGGGCGGATACGTCTACCTGCACGAGTCCGGCGTGGACGATCACACGTCGGCGCTTACGGCGTACATCGAGAGTCACGGCATTCGAGTTGCCGGCGAGAGCGGGTTGTTCATGCTGGTGAACGACATGGTGCCGGACTTCGACACGCTGATCGGGTCCACGACGTTCGAGGTGACGAACCTGCGTCGCTTCCCGCAGTCCACGGCGATGACGGCGCCGGCGTCGATCACGGTCACGGCTAGCACGGAGCACCTGCCCGTGCGCTTTCGCAGTGCTGAGGCGCGGCTCAGGGTGTCCTCGTCCGCCGTCGGCGATTGGTGGCGCATGTCGGTGTGGCAGGCGCTCGCGACGCCATACGGGAAGCGGTGATGAAGCTCGCGTCGATTCAAGCGGTTCCCTTCTACGCTCGCGACCTCGATTCGCGGGAGATGATGATCCGCAAGCTGAACGAGGTTTCCGCGCGCCTCGTGCAGCTACAGACGGCGCTCAACTTCGCAGACGCGGTGGATTCCAGCGAGATCACCACGGAGTACACGGACGGGGACACGTCCACGAGTTTCACCGTTGGTCCCGGTCACGCCGGCACCGTGCGGCGATTCACGTCGGGAAGCGCGATCACGGTCACGCTGCCGAATTCGACCCCGACCGGGTGGACAGTGGGGCAGAGCATGATCGTCATCCGCGGGGGCACGGGGACGCTGACGTTCACCAGTACCGGCACGATCCGCACGCCGCGCACTTCGGCGATCACGTCGCAGCACGGCAAGGCGCTCGTGATGCTCGCGGCTTCCGGCGTGTGGGAGCTGGCGTGGGACATTTGATGGGTGCCAGCGTGGCCGCGGGGGGTTACGCGCCCGGGCTGGAAATGGGATAACATTCAGGCAGTTCGCGTTGTTCGGGGTGGAATCTTGGAATCCGAGTTGAAAATCCGTGCCGCTCACCCGTTGGACAACAGCAACATCGTGCGGCTTCTCAAGATGGCGTGGGAGGAATCCCGAGCCGTCCAAGTCTCGCGAGTGAACGAACGCAAGGCGCAGTTGTACGTCGCCCAAATTTTGGCCGACGAGCGGTTCTGCGTTCGTGTGGCAGAAATCTCCGGTCGGCTGGTGGGTTCAATCGCCCTGACGCCGATGCAGGAGCCATGGTCCGATGATTGGTTTCTGGTCGAGGAATGGTTCTACGTGCTGCCGTCCTTCCGGGCGCGTGGCACGGCGCTGCACCTTCTGTCGGAGGTGGAGCAGATGGCGGATCAAGCCGGCATCCCGATTCTGTACGGGGTGACGGCGGTGCAGCCGCAAGAGATCGACCACGTGTTCGCCAATCGTCGCGGCGTCACTCACATGGGAGGCAATTTCATGCGTCTCCCGAAGGCGAGCAGCGATGGGAAGCAAGAAGCGCACAACGAAAACCGACCAGACGAGTCGGGGGCGATCCGAAGTCAAGTTGCCGGAGTGGCTTGAGCAGGGTTCACAGCAGGCCGTAGGGCTCGCCCGGGACATCGCGACCCGCCAGTACACGCCCTACACGGGGCAGCGTGTCGCTGGCCTTTCCGCAGGCGAACGGCGGGCGCAGCAGCTTGCCAACAACACCGAGGGCGCCGACATCGTGCGCCGCAGCGGTGACGTGCTCGACGAGTTGCACGGCAACACCTTCCAGAACACCGACCTTGATCGTGCGCGCAGCCGCCTTGAGGCGTCTGACGTGGCGTTCGACGCGGATCGGTACATGAACCCCTACATCCGTCAGGTGCTCGACCCGCAACTGCGGGAACTGAACGAGAACTACAGCCAGCAGCTTGCCGACCTGCGAGGGAACGCGGCCCGGGTATCGGCCTTTGGCGGCGAGCGGGCGACGATGCTGGAAAGCCAGTTGGAGCGCGAACACAACCGCGCGGTCGCGGAGACGACCGGCAAGACGATGGCGGCGGCCTATCAGCAGGCCCGGCAGGACTGGCAGACCGAGCGCGCCGAGGGGCGGGCCACGGCGGAAGGGTACGGCAAGCTGTTCGGTGCCGCGCTCGATGCATGGAGGAGCGACAACGAGCGGCTGGCCCGGGTCGCGGATGCGTGGCGCCAGACGGGCGGTGACATCTCGCGGATGAACCGCGAGCAGATTCAAGACCTCATGGTGACGGGTGGAGTGGGCCGCCTCGTGGAGCAGGCCGGGCTCGACTTCGACTATCAGCAGTTCGTGGAAAACCGGGACTGGTCGGTGTCGAATCTCGACCCGCTGTTGCGCACGCTTTCGACCGTGCCGCATGGCGTGGTCACGACCACGGAGGGCGAGGTTCACCAGACGAGCACGACCAAGCAATCCGGCAATGCGTTGGGGCAAGTGCTCGGCGCTGTGACGACGGTGGCAGCGGCCTATTTCACTGGTGGCGGATCGCTGGCCTTGAAGGGAACGGACAAGGGGTAGGCGGCGGCGGTGGTGGCGGCGGCGGCGAGGCGCCGGCCGGCATGGGAGGAATGACGTGGGGTTGAGGGCCGAACAGTGAGCGCACTAGACCAGTACATGCAACAGTACAGCGCGAGGCTGCAATCCATGCTGGCCTCGAATCCAGTCAATCCGCAGGGCGCCGGCCTGATGGCGATGGCGAAGCCGCCTCAGTCAGCGATGCAGGCCATGCAGACGCCGCTCAGCACGCGCGACCGCACGAAGGAAATGGTGCGCGAGGCAGAGGCGGCGCAGGCCCGGCAGCCGCGGCTGATCGACGACGATCACGACCTGGCGTTCACCCAAGACCGCGGCGGCTCGGCGTTGGGCGATGCCGCCGAAGCAGTGGGCAACGTGATCGGCCGGATGAAGGAGAGGAAGGGCAAGATCACGGTCAAGCCCACAGACGACAGTCAACTGGATGCCGCGCCCGAAGCGGGGAAAGAACCCGCGGAGCAGGGCAAGAGCTTTCGCGAGCACTTCGAGTCGCAACCGAAGGCGACGCAGGAGCGGGACATCGGCGCGCTGCAAAAGGCGCTCAAGGCGGGTGGGCAGACCATCGACAGCGCCTACGATCAGATGGTGGACCAACTCGGCGAGCGTCCGCCCGAATCGCGCTCGCTGACGCGCCGGGAGAAGGGCCTGTTGCTGATGCAGTTCGGCCTGTCCCTGATGCGGGCCTCAGGCTCGGAAGACCTCGGCACTGCCCTCGGCACGGCGGGCCTGCACACGCTGAGTGCGTATGCGCAGGGCAAGGCGAATCAGCGGGCGGATGCCGAGGCGTGGGACGCGAGACGCGCGGCCATCGAAGCCAAGCGTGCGCAGGCGAAGAGCCAGTTGGGCGAGGCGGCGGCCATTGAGCAGATACGCATGGGCGCGGACGCGGCGCGGGAGCAACAGCGGGACGAGGCGGACGCCAATCGGATCAGTGGCACCATCACGACGGAAGACGGCCGCGTGGTCGGGTACAGCCGCGACATCCGCGACGGCAAGGTCAAGGTGATCCCATTCATCGGGGAGGACGGGACGCCGATCCGGGCGCGCAGCCAGTTGGACCGGCCGAACAACTTCGAGAGCCAGTGGCGCTACCAGACCTATCTCGACACCTACGGGAAAGACCCAGCGACGGGCGAGCCGCTGACGGGCTCGGCGCTGGCCGACGTGCGGCGCCGCGCGTTGGAGTTCTCGGCGGACCCGCGGGCTTCGGTGGCGACGGAAGAGGAACTGCGTGCGCTGGCCGAGCGTTCGGCCGACACGTTCATGCAGTCCAATGCCGCGCTATTCCGTGACATGACGCACGAGCAGGCGAATGCCTACCGCAACGAGCTGGCCGATGATCGGTTCAAGAGGCTGATGCAGGGCCGGGTGGTGCGTGACAGCGGCGGGGCCGGTCGTGGAGCGGGCGGCCGTGGAGCGGCGGGCATTCCCCGCCAGCCGCGCGCGCCCTTTGCGCCGGCGCCTGCGGCTGCGCTCGAGGCGCTGCGCATGAATCCGGCGCTGGCGCAGGACTTTCTGAACAAGTACGGCTACCTGCCGGAAGGCGTGAACCTGCCATAGCGGGTGAGGAATGGCGAACTACTTCGACCTCTTCGACGATGACGTGGGGGCTGGCGAGTCCGAGTTGGCGCGAGTGGCGCCGACCGGGATGCCGCGTTTCGACACTGGTGGCCTGAACTACTTCGACGAGCTGGAAAGGCAGGAGCAGGAGCGGGCGCGTCAGATGTCCGTTCCGCAGCGCACGGGCGAAGCGATGCGCTCGGCGCTGGACGACACGGAGAAGGCGCGTGCGATGCCGCCTCCGGGGACGCCGGTCACGGCGGCGCTGAGGGCTATCGGCAAGGCGGCGCCGGTCGTGAAGGAGTCGGTGCTGCGTGGCGAGACGTGGCGTGACGCATGGCAGGCCATGAAGGGCAGCATGATCGCTGCTGGTGGCGGGCTGGTCGAGCAAATCGGCGGCCTGCGGGATGCGCTGGCCGAGCGTATTTCGGGCGGTGAGGGCGGGGAAGATGCACGACTCGTCGCGGACTTGGCGACGGGCGGGTTGACGAAGAAGCTGTCCGAACTCAAGGGCCGGGGCCGTCAGGCCATCGAGATCGGTTCCGAGATGATGGCCGAGGGGCAGGAGCCGACGGACCCATGGTTGGCTCAACGCATCTCCGGTGCGGCCGGTTCGATTGTGCCGACTGCGGCAGCCATTGGTGTCGGGATGGCGACGCGCAATGAGCCGCTGGCGTTGTCCATGTTCGGCGGATGGGCCTCGGGGCAGTCCTACGGACAGATTGACGCCTACGACCGCCAGCAGCAGGCGCTCGGACATGCGCCGATGCGGGAGTCCGACAAGCAGGCGTATGCGGCGCTGAATGGTGCCGGAGAGGCGCTGTCCGAGAAGCTGCCGACCGAGGTGGTGCTGAAAGCCGGGCTACCGTTCCTCAAGCGTGCGTTCGCGTTCCTGACGGGCGAGGTGCCCGGTGAGTTGGCCTCGCAGTACCTGTCGCAGAAGCTCGACGAGAAGTACGCCAATGCCAAGCCGCTGACGCCGGAGCAGGGCACGCAGATGGCGCTCGACGTGGTGGCCGAGACGTTGTTGCTCGGCGGGCCGACCCTGTTGTTGAGCCACGGCGCGGAGGGCGGGGCGTCGCCGCTGGAAGAGGACATCGAGCAGCTTCGCAAGGACTTGGCCGAGACGCGGCGCAGCGAGAAGTGGCGCAAGGGTCCGCAGAAGCGCCGCTCGGGGCGTGGGCAGGGCGCTGTGGGTGTGCCGCCGCCCGGAGGCGGCCCGGGCGCTGCGGGTGTGCCGCCGCCCGGAGGCGGCCCGGGCGGGCCTGCCGAGCCGGCCGCCCCTGCCGCACTGACCGAGACGATGCCTGCCGGCGAAGCGGCTGGTCAGGCTGCGCCTGCCGAGCCGGCCGCCCCTGCCGCAC